GGCTACATGAGCGTTCCTCATGTAGTCCTCTTGTTCGAATTGGCGTTACGACGCCCCTTGTATTGACTCTGGATCTTTTCAGCGTTACGACGCTGACTAGATCCATTCTTGTCGATATATTGTTTGTTCGGAGTTTTACTAAAACCTGAGTGGTTGTAGCCTGCAGTGGCTATAAACATCAGAACGACGGTATACCTAACTTGTGTTAGGGAATCCGTGACGAGTGCTTCGTAGTGAAGCAACGTAAAATTTGGAGAATTTTTCTCCCCCTCCTGCAGTGGTTTTATAGTGTGTGATCACACTTTAATCCCTCTTTTATCCTTTGTGTCCTTTTGACACCGCAGATGAGTTGCGTTAATAAAGACTCAAAATACATTTTATACAATTGCGTATATTTTAAAAATAAACATAAAAATATTTGTATATTATTCATTTAAAGACTGTTTTTCAGTCCCATGTTACCTGGCGCATACGTACAATGCCAGTAGACCTAGTGTCTTTTGTTAATGGTGGTAATCTACCACCCGCTGCGTAATGTAGAGATTGTCTAACTCTCTACATTGCGCAGCGATATCAATATTTAAGTTAGCAGCTTCGGGCCTCCCCCGTTTTCCTTTTTTCCTGGATGTTTTTTAAGTTAAAAAACGTCTTTGTTAACCCCATGTTTCCCTCTTTCCTTTCTGACTCTTTCCCGATCCTTACCGAAACCCCCGTACCCAACTCTGAGAAGAGTTCCCAGCCCCCCGTTAATGTCCCCGATGAGCGCAGTGCTGAAACTGTGTCGCCATGTGGTTTACAATATGTGAATCAAGGTGACTGGGATTACCATGTTGTTTTGCCCAATACATCTGCTGTTTTTGGTGTTGGGCGAAACGATGATCATGGTGAGATCCCGTTTCATTCCCCTCGCGTTGTCCTTCACAGGAAACGCACCGCCCGTATCCCCACTACCATAGTCGAGAATGAGAGATTTCTCGGCCAACTTAGTGTGGAAACAACCCAGTGGAAGTTAGGGATTAATAATCCCTACCTTGCACTCCGTGATGATGTTGATCATACGGATGCTATACTCGAGGAGCTTCATGCTACTCGTGTTGAACATTCGAAGAGAGATATTGTTAAACCCCCCGTATTACCTTTGCATTCGAAAAAGAAGTACGCTAAGGCTAGGAAGCCTAAGTATATTCCGCATTTTGGAGTTATTCCATTTTTGCGATCTTCCTTTCCTTTTGTACCGTCTTATCTACATTGTGCGACACTTTTTAATCGGCATCGGAATTATCAGTTTTCTGATTTTAATCCGTTGTCTATTCGTTTACAGTTGCCTCTTGTTAAGAGAAGTGACCCAGTCTATGTTCCACAATTTGATGATACTGTATCGTCTGCAATTGCCAAATTTAAAAGTTTGGCAGCAATGCAAAACCTTCCATTACCCGATAATTTCCTGTCTAGATTTGAGGATTTAATTCTTTTCTTTGTTCAGATAAAGGAAGTCAGAAGTAATGTCCAATTGATAGCAATACTTATTGCTTACTATAAGACATTTGTTTCTGGAAGTGTTTTGCGATCAGTTGAAGCTTTTGTCCAATCGCTATTTGACACCAAAATGGTTGGTCAGGCTGGTGAGCCTGATGATCCTAACTGGTTGTCTTATTTGCGTGAAGGCAAGACTACTTGGAATATTCTTGTTAATTGTTCTGCTTTTGAACGTGTTTCAAAGCTCTTAAGTTTGTGTGTTACCTTGGGAATGTGTGAGGCTTCAAACCTCACTTTTTCCCTCGGAAAATTTAAACTTTTTAGTATAGAAGCTCAGAAGAAGCATGTTACTGCTTTGGATCTTGTTGATGCTTTCGCAAACACCGTTTTCTATTTTGTAGAAGGCGGCTATCGTGTGTTTACATCTGGTTCCTTAGCTCCATTGATCTATTCAGATTTCGAAGCTAAAGGCTTTGATGAGAATTGTGGTCAATGTGAACGATTAGCAGAATTTGCTAAGACCGGAGACTTAGAACGTCTCGGTAATATCACTTCTAATGAATTTGAGAATTTGTTACTGAATACCCTTGATAAGGGTCATCAGTTGCTTAATATGACTCATTCTGTTAGTGAAAAAGCTGTTTTTCGTTCTCGCCTTGATCGTCTCAAGCGTATACAAACTGAGTTGATACAAACCCGTCTTACTTCGGGTTTGCGCGTCGCTCCTTTTGTTGTTAGCTTTTTTGGTGGTTCTGGTCAGGGAAAATCTTCCCTTGCCAAAATCGCTATGAATGCTTTGCTTGAAGCAAATGGCTTTTCATCCGATCCCCAGTACATATGTAGTGTAAATGAGAATGATAAATTCTTTTCTACCTATCGTTCATGTGTCAATGGAGTTTTTGTTGATGATGTTGCTAATGCTAAAGCTGATTTTGTTGATCGTCCCCCATCGCAGATTTTAATTGATCTGAACAATAATGTTCCTACTTATGCCCTACAAGCTGAAGCTGATAAGAAAGGTAAAGTTGTGATTGAGCCTAAGATCGTTATATGTACTACAAACGTTAAAGATCTTGGTGCTACTGTCTACTCTAATGAACCTGTTTCTATCGCGCGTCGTGCTGATATTCATATCACCACTCGTGTTAAGCCTCAGTTCGCTACCAATGGAATGTTGGATCCCAATCTTGTGTGGCGTGCTTTCCCAGACGAAAGTGTGCCTATTCAAGATATTTGGGACTTGACTGTCCAAGAAGTTGTTGCCATCCCTAGTATTTCGAAGAATGGTATTGACTCTATTGGTTGGAAAACTCTTCAGCTTAATGGTGAACTTCTTCAGGATGTTAGTGTTGAGAAAGCCTTGCGTGTATGTATTGAGCTCTCACGAGCTCATTTTAATAATCAACGCCGCTTGGTTGCCTCCGCTAATTCTCTGAAGAATCGTTTGGAAATTTGTAAAAATTGTGGTATGCCTTCAATGTACTGCAAATGTCCCTCTTATGGCCCATTTTTTCCTGGTCATATTGAGGGTTATATTCCGAATTGTTCATGTAGTGATACAACAGTTTGTTTGCTTTGTCAAGAATATAGTGAGAAATCGCTTATCTGTGTTGAGTGTGATCGTATTGTGCCTACTTGTCGTATGGTATCCGATCCTTTGTACTCCGCTGATTTAGCTATTAATCATTATTGTCATTGTTTTGGTAAACAACGTTGTCCAGGCGAATTTTCCTTTACTCCTGATACGCTGCCACCCCCCCGTGTTTATGATGAACAAGCTGGTGCTTTACTTGCTAGTGTTGTGTCACAATATGGTGCTCGGTGGTTTATGAGATCATCCAAGAAGTATAATGAAATTGAAACGCGCTTAGAGGAATATGCCACATCTCGGCTGTTCCAAATAGCGCATTCTTTTGAAAACTCTTGGATTTGTCGCTGGACCAATTGGATTCCTAAAAAATTCCTAAGTAAACAATGGTGTAAAGATATTGTTTGCTATATGGAGAAGGAATCTATTCTTGGTTTTGCTCATAAGCAGATATATAATGCTGTTGGCTGCTGTGCCATAGCATCTGTTCTTTCGCTTGTTGATCGACCTGTACCCGTATTGTTACCACCTGCATTGTTTTGTGGATGGCTTTTGCGTTACAAAGTCCCTCGTGTTTTATCGCTGCCCATTTTTTGGTTTAGTGCGGGAGCTCCTTTGGTTGCTATACCATCGAGTTTTACTCCCGCTGCTTTGACCTCTGTGGCGATTTCTAGTTATTGTTTGAATATGCCTTTTGTCCGCTATCCGCGGCCCTTGTTGCTGTCTATTGCATTATTTTCTTCATGTTATTTCGTGCGCCGTCTCCTTACTTGTAAGGAGATAGTTTTTGACGAAATCGTGAAACGCAATGATGCTATTCCAGCAATGATTCAATCAGTACGTGAACAACATGTAGAAACTTTGTTGAAATATTGTGCTATCGTTGGAGCGATTTATACTGTGTGCCAAATTTGGATCCACTTGCGTGTGGTTCCTGAAGCACAAGGTAGTTTATCTCCTTCTGATCTTGCTGATATTGTCCAACGTGATGCTGAAGCCAATCCTTGGGCCATTCCTGACCCAAAGCCACTTCCGTGTTCGTTAAAATCGAAAAGTGTCACTCATACTATCTTATGTGACTTAGTTTTCAATAATCTCGCCTATATGTCGTGTGAGATTGATGGAAGAGTTCATAGTTGTGATGCTTTTTTCCCGTTTTCCAATGTTGCGATAATACCGCAACATTCTTGGAAAGTTCCCGAGTTGAAATGTAATTTTATTCGTAAGGACCCCATGCATGTTGGAGCAAATTTTTCTTGTTTCCTGTCCCAGTCTCAAAGTGTTCATATTCCCCATACCGACTTTTGTTTGGTGTGGGTGCCTAGTGGAGGTGATTGGAAAGATTTGCGCCCGTACTTCCCTACGGGGAAGTTGAGCCAACTTTTTGGAACCCTTGTTTATAAAAATAAATTGGGAGAACGTATTGATGGTCCTACCACCGCTTTGTACGGTGTTAAAGAGACCGGAGCTTGTAAGTCATTTTACGGTTGCTCATATATTCTCCCTTTTAATACATTTCGTGGTCTTTGTATGGCCCCTCTAGTTTCGCATACTAATGGTCCAATGATTGCCGGCTTTCACCTGGGTGGAGTTGAAAACTCTCCTCAAGGTTGTGCTGGCTTATTGACTATTGCGGAATTGGATGCTGCTCTTGTGCAGCTTGCCAATAAGGATGGTGTTTTACTGTCCAAAAGTTCCGGCACGGTTGAGAAAATTGTTTATGGTGTTCAGTGGTTTGAATCTGATAAGATTCATCCAAAAAGTCCCGTTAATTTTCTTCCGTTAGGAACAAATTGTGAGTTGTATGGTAGTTGCACCGGTCGTGCAAAGTATTATTCCGAAGTTGTTTCCCTTCCTATTTCCCAATCTGTTTGTGAAATTATGGCTGTTCCCCCGCTGTGGGGGAAGCCAAAATTTTCGACTGCCTCTTGGCGTGAATCTCTTTTGTATTCATGCCAACCAACGATAGGAATGGAACCTTCTTTACTCGAAGGTGCCTATAAAGATTATGTCCACCAATTAGATAGTATTTTGCTTGATAAGAGGTGGAAGTCCTTGATTGATGATTCTAAGCCGTTGACACAAATGGAAACTGTTTGCGGAATTGATGGTAAGCGTTTTATTGATAAGATGCCACCAAACACTTCCGTAGGTTTTCCGTTGTCCGGTCCAAAGTCTCAATATTTGGACTTGCTTGATCCTCAAGATTTTCCTTCTCATAATTGCCCTGCTATCCTTGATCCCATTTTTTGGGAAGAAGCTATGCAGTGTGAGAAGAAGTATCTTGATGGCGAACGTGCCTATCCAGTGTTTAAGGCTTGTCTAAAAGATGAGCCCACTAAGCTGGACAAGGATAAAGTTCGTGTTTTTCAAGCGTCTCCCATGGCCCTTCAATTGTTGGTTAGGAAATATTTTTTACCTCTCGCAAGACTTTTGTCATTGTTTCCACTGAAATCTGAGTGTGCAGTTGGAATCAATGCGCAAAGTCCCGAGTGGCATGAAGTGATGACCCATGTTGGTCGTTTCGGTAATGATACCACTTTAGCTGGTGACTATAGTAAATATGATTTACGTATGCCTGCACAACTAACGTTTGCTGCATTTCGCATTTTACTCCATGTTGCTCAAAGGTGTAATTATACTGAATATGATCTCATCATTATGTCTGGAATTGCAACGGATGTATGCTATCCGCTGATGGCCTACAATGGCGATGTAATCCAGCATTATGGGTCTAACCCTTCTGGTCAAAATCTCACCGTTTATATCAATTGCATTGTTAATTCTTTGCTTTTCCGATGCGGAGCTATTGCCCTAATAGGTGATCGCTTCACAAGTTTTTCGGATGTATGCTCTTTGATAACGTATGGTGATGACGCGGACAGTACGGTTAACCCAGAATTCCCTGAGTTTAATCACGTATCTTATGCTAATTTTCTTAATCAACGAGGAATAGTTTTCACTTTGCCTGACAAGACAGGAGTTCCAACTCCCTATATGTCACGTAGTGAATCCCATTTCCTCAAGCGTGAATCCAAGATCCTAGGTGATACAGGAATCTTGTGTGGGGCCCTTGAAGAATATTCAATCTTCAAGAGTCTTCACTGTGTTTTGCGCTCTAAATCTGTAACCCTCGCTGAACAATCAATTTGTAATTTGAATGGCGCCGCTCGTGAATTCTTTTTTCATGGTCCTGAAGTCTATGAGACTCGCCGTTTGCAATTGATTGAAGTTGCGAGGTGTCACAATTTCCTTCCACTATGTCCAGATCTTCAATTAACTTTTGAGGATAGACTGGAAAAGTGGAAAGAACAGTACACCCCAGACCTGAAATGTCTTTAAACTTATGATAACCCGGTCGACGATCCGGCATGTGCATATCTCGTCCTTGTATTATTGGTTACCTGTAATTGTAAAGTTTATGTTATTGTATATAATTGCTTGCTTGATACTTGAGACATTGCCCTCGTGCAATACCCCTATTTAGGGGAGTACATAGTCTGTACAAAAAATTTCATATTGAATATATTAATAAATGTATATATATTTTCTTATTTTTCCATTTACTATGAATATGTCTATATCAAAAAGTGTCGATCAACACTTAGAACAAATTGTAAATTTTAATGATCAAACAGCTGACTGGGTTTATAGAGTACCCAGTCAACCTGAAGCTACATTCCGCGCAGCTGATGCGCAGGATGCTACTCTTACTGAATTTTTCTCGCGACCAGTACGCATTCATTCGTTTGCATGGACTCCTGCGACGCCGGTTTTCGAATATATCGATCCCTGGAATTTGTTTTTTACTAATCCTAGGGTTGTCAATCGAATCAACAATTATAATTTGTTGCGTTGCAAACTCCATGTTAAGGTTGTTCTTAATGGAAATGGTTTTTATTATGGTAGAATGCTTGTTTCATATTTGCCTCGTCCTAATGAGATATTTGGATCGCCTTTACCGCGAGCCTTTGTCTCTCAAGACCTTATACAAGCTTCTCAATTGCCCCATGTCTATTTGGATCCAACTACGTCACAAGGTGGGCAGTTAGAATTACCTTTCTTTTGCCCCCATAATGCTATTAGTATTCCTTTGGCTGATTTCGATCAAATGGGCATTATTGTGCTCAGAGATCTAGCTCAGCTGAATCATGCGAATGGTGGTACTATTCCTATTTCCGTCACGGTTTATGCATGGGCTACCGATGTGACCCTGTCAATTCCTACTTCCGCATCTTGTGGTGCTATTGTGCCACAGATGGGTGATGAGTATGGTACGGGTCCTGTATCCAAACCTGCATTTACTATTGCGCGTGCCGCTGGCGCTCTTGCAAAGATACCAACTATTGCCCCTTATGCTAAAGCTACGCAAATGGCGGCTAATGCTACCGGTTCGATTGCATCTATTTTTGGTTACTCTCGTGCTACACAAGAGGAACCATCGCGTACTATCAAACCAGAATATGTTGGTGTTTTAGCAAATACTAATACCCCTGACAATGCCACCAAGTTGACCCTTGACTGTAAGCAAGAAGTCACTCTCGATCCTAGAGTTGTCGGACTTGATTCAGCTGATGAGATGTCTATATTATCTTTATCACAGCGTGAATCTTTTCTGACTCAATTCCCATGGAGCGGTAGTGATCCTATTGATTCCGTTTTGTATTCAAAGTATGTAACTCCTGTATCTTTTGACACGTATTCTACGGGTCTAACTCAAGAGTTGCATCTTACTCCATGTGCCTTTGCTGCCACTCCTTTTTTGTATTGGCGCGGTACTATGAAATTTCGGTTTCAAGTTGTTGCTTCTGCTTTCCACAAGGGGAGAATTAAGATAGCTTACGATCCATATTTAATTGCTCCAGCATCTGCTGGTGAGTATAATGTGAATTATTCGCATGTTTGTGATTTGGCAGGTGAACGAGATTTTACTCTCGAGTTTGGTTGGGGTCAGGTTACATCCTGGCTACCAGTTTTAGACTTGTATTCTTCTTTATCAGCTTTTCCTGCTGGCATTGAGTCTCTTTTCTTAACTACTCCTGCCCCAGTTTTTGGGGCTAATGGTCTTTTTTCCGTTATTGTAGTTAATGATTTGACTTCTGCTAATGCAGCTATTCCCGAGGTTGTTGTTAATGTTTTTGTATCAACTTCCGATGATTTTGAAGTGTGTGTCCCCTCCTGCCAACACTTACAAGGCCTATCTTGGTCTCCTGGCATTTATACGCACGGTGGCGGTCCTGGTTTTGTTGAGCAAATGGGTGAAGAGGCCGATCCAGTCGATACAACGACTGAGTCTGAACCTACTTTACCTCAAGTTACTAAGTCATTGGCTCCTTCTTTGCCCATAGATCACACGCTTGATGTCTTTTTTGGAGATCCTGTCGTATCATTTCGGCAATGTCTCAAGAGATATCAGTTTTCTAGGGGTTGGCAACCACCGAATAATGGAATTAGTTCTTTCTTGTGGTGGCATTTGACCCTTCCCGATGTACCTATTTATTATGGTGCCGTTGGTGGCGCCATCGATCAAGCAATCGGTGATGGTGGAATAATTTCCTCCTGGAATTATGCTCAACCTACTTTGTTAAATTACTTACTTCCTGCATTCGCAGGACGTCGTGGTGGTCTTAGATGGAAATACCATCTTCAAGGGATAAATAACGCTCCTTCCTCCCTCTCTATTACAAAGGAGGGGATTGGAGCTGGCTATTCTTCCCTATTGCAGCCACTCGACTCCTGGTCAGACTTGCAACCAAACCTAAACGCCCAAACGTGTTATAAGGCTTTTCCTAACACTTGGTGTGCTACTCATGTTACTGACGTGAGAAATAACCCTGTAATTGAGGCAGAAGTGCCCTTTTACAATTCAGATCGCTTTTTTATCTGTCGCGATACAAATATGACAGATCCTGGGAGATCATCGACTTCATTCCATTCGTTGAATGCTTATATTAGTGTTGACACTAATGCGAGCAATCCGATTATGGCGTCGTATGTCTCCATCGCAGAAGATTTTAACCTTTATTTCTTTTGTGGTGTTCCCCCAATGTTTCTGGTTTCAGAACCAGATGCATTAATTATATAAAGTGTGTCCCTTTTAGGGGCCGAGCATGAAAATCCTGCGTAAATGGATTATAAATCTCGCTGGTGATTAGCGAGTGGGGCTCATTGTCCTGGGAACAAGATTATCTTGTGTGCCGTCTAATTGAAATTATTTAAAGTTTTTTCGGAAGACGGCGGTCTTCTTTTTCTTTAAATAAACAATCTCAATTTTAGATAGCAGAATCCTATACTGTAAATGTTGGTGGTGTTACACGTTTTAAATCGTAGCACGGCACCACCATAGGAATCACGTGTG